TCCATTCATAGGATGCCAGCAACCGTCCGACCCAGGATTTCCTCAGAGAGCTGTCACCTCTCAGACGTTCAGAATCAAGGCAAAGCTCCGCCGCCTGGAAGACCTTGTTGAATCATCCGATTCTCAGATGAAGCCGACTCCGTGGGGACGCTCAGATTTCAAGCAAAGAACGGCAACAGTAACAAGCCCGTTCACAACTCTTGCCCGATCTGCAATTGGGCCGATTCTTCTGCAACTTGAAACAAATCAGGTGTATACAACGTTGCAAGTCCAAGATCTTCTCAAATCCCAGCGCCACGCCATTCCTTTTACACGAATCTATGAATCTGTCTTTACTCAGGGGCCAAGTGACTACACAGGTGTGAATAAGGGCAGTGCCTCCTTTGTATCCCGCCGCATTGATGGCCGCCATCCTGCTGGACGGGTTCTCTTCTTTTTCAGAAGTTCTACTGATCTTCTGGCGAATCGGCTCTGGAAAGTGGACAACCAGAGCTCCTCCTATTATAATTCAGTCAGCCTCTTAATCGCCGGCCGCACACGTGAAGATCCACAGACGGCAAAAGTCTGGCGTGATATGACGTGTCATGCAAAAGAGGATATCGATTCTGGACTACAGATTTCTTCGATGAACTGGACTCTCGGTGATTCCGTTGCGAGACATCCGAATGACGCAAAACAATTCGATGGAGCCGTGAATTTCACAACCGCAGATCGCCCCACCTTTTACATTGATTTAGCCTTGCCAAACGCCCCCTCTACAGAGCTTCGAGTGATTGTGGAAGGCTGGGCGCTTTATCAAATTTCGGCCGGTCGTGGTGAACCGTTCCAGCTTAATTAGCGTCTGAACAGCTAACTAGATGGACGACTATGTTCAGGGATCAGGTGAAATCCAAGAAGAAGTCCAAGGATTCTTACGCCCCAGGGGCGACATTGTCACACTCCTGGATCTCTCGCCCCGAGATGCCCAAGATTCTGAATACACACCTCTTGGAGCCGACAAAACCTGGTGGCTTCCTGATCCTCAACGCCGTGTCCGCCCATTTAGTCTGACTGTTCAGCAATTCCCGTTCCGTGGTCCGACCGCCTTCGGCCAACGCTTCACCTTTGACATTGGGTCCGTCAGCTGCGGTGACCTTTTAGCAGGCGCACTGCTTCAAATCGATCTCGGCCACTGGCTAGATGATGCGACCTTGCTCCGCCTTGAATCTGGCGCTTACACATATGCCTCTACGGAGACCCCCTGGGCCTATGCAAACAGCCTCGGCACTGCAATTATTCAGTCGGCTGAGTTCGAAGTGAATGAGCAAACTCTCGAGCGCATTGATGGCGATTTTATCTTTACAACCGCCATGCTCTTTCCTGATGTGAATCAGCAGTTTGGCCTTGCAACAGATGGCCTCGGCTTGCGCCCTCTGACCTATGTTCCGCCGCAGTCTCAGCCTTTCCCCACTCCGTCTGGAACTCTTCTTGTTCCTCTAAACTTCTTCTTTCAGCGTGTCCGTCTTGCAGAAACCTTCCCTCTCTTGTCCTGCGCCGATGGCTCCGTCCGAATCCACATCACGCTTCGACCTTTTGCGGAGTGTGTTCGGCGCTTAGGTGCAACGAATTCTGCACAAACCAGTCCCTTGAACACGCAGTTTAATTTTACACAGGTCGGGCCTATTCAAGCCCTTATACCAGTGCAAACATCCATAGCCATTCCTCAATTCAAAGGCATTAAACTCATTACGTATGGCGCTCACACAGATGGCCCTGTTCGCACATCTCTTCTAACACAGCCCTTTGAACTGATGACACGCACAGTCAAGACCTTTTTTTTCGACGAGCCGCTCAAATATACAGTGAATAAAACGGAAGATCATGTCCAAATTCAGCTCCCACTTGAGGCCAATGGTCCGATGGAGGAGATTCTCTGGTTTGTACGTCGCAAGGACTCTACAGCAGCCCGTGAATGGACGAATTTTGGCGCAGTCCTCGCAGGCGATCTTGACTCCACGTTCAATCCACCTGCACCCCTTTTACAAAGAGCCAAACTTCAGTGCAATGGCATTGATATCGTGAACCAAGATGAGCGCTGGTTTCGCCAACACATTGCGCACGCACACAAAGGTGGGATTGCCCCTTATAGAAAGTACATTTATGGGTATTCCTTCTCTGCTCACCCAGGTCATCACCAACCTTCAGGAACTGTAAATGCGTCACGCCTACAAGATATTCGTCTTACACTCGACGTGACAGCCGCCGCTGGAGCCTGGGAAGTCAAGGTGTTTGTCCTCGGACTCGATTGGTTCCGTTTCCAGGGTGGTCTGGTGAATCGCATGTTCCAGGATTAAGGTGCGATTCCTAACCCCAACTAGAATGGCCTCGGCAGGGCTGCTAAAGATTGTAACGTCAGGTCTCCAAGACGATCGTCTTCGTGGAAACCCGTCTGCCTCTTTTTTTAAGAAGGCGTTTGTCCGTGCAGGGCGATTTACCACCGAATGGCACAAGGTTGAGTTTGATAATTCTCCAGCGTTTGGCAACACGGCCACGGCGACTCTTCCTCGCCGTGGTCACTTGATCACCCGTGCTTATCTTGTTACACGGATGCCTGACATTACAACCGCACAGACTGCAGCTCGTGCATACTGCACCACCAACAAGCTCGCCTTTGCCGGACCCACGATTGGCTGGACAAATAGTCTTGGGCATGCACTTATCACGCAGGCACAGCTTCTCATCGGCGGTGCACCTATTGATACTGTGGACGGACGTCTCTTAGAAGTTATGGACGAGTTTCATACGCCTCTGGAAAAAACGACAGTGGTAAATCGTCTTCTTTGTCGCACAGATTCAGGCTTCACTCCTAAGACATATGGCTTTTCCTCAGGGACAGCTGGCCAGGAAGTTATCACACCGCTCCCGTTTTGGTTCAACCGTGGCGACCCCGCCTGCGCACTCCCTATTGATGCAATCGGCACAGATGTAGTGCAACTTCAGGTCACATTTGCGCCAGTCGCCTCACTCACTGTCTCAACAAGCCGCACTGTCGGCGGTGCAGGCCAGCAAACCTATCCAGCCACACTCTCTGCACCCTTCTTTTACATTGATCCAGCAGGCACCCCTATCAAAGGCCTGAATGGGAATCCTGGGAAGTCCGTTATGGCTACACAAATTCCTGGCATTCAGATGCCCTCCTTGCTTCAGCTAAAGGAATCATCTCTTCTTCTTGAATACGTGTATTTGGATAAGCCTGAGGCGAATCGCTTGCGCTTGGGCGACTTGACCTATCCAATTGTTCAACATTATGCGATGCAACCAGTTCAAAGCAAGAATCAGACGTCAGCACGAGTTCCTATGCGAATTCCAAATCCGATTCGTGATATGTATTTCGCAGTCCACCGAACTGACGCTGATGCATTGAATGCGCCCTTTCTTGCAACTCGGGATCTGAGTGGCCTCTTCATTGCGGATATCAGTGGTGTGGGGCCGACTGCGCCCTGGTGGCCTGATGCATCAGGTCTGAACACCTCCACATATCTTCCTCTTACACCTGCATTTAGTAGCACAGACTCTGAACCTATCACATCCTTTGCTCTTACATATGAAGGAAAGCTAACCCGATATGCAACAGACTGCCCTGCCCTCTTCCGTGTAGGACTTCCGTCAGTTGAACAGACAAAAACACCCTGGCACAATAAATACTACTATCATCTTCCTTTTGGCACCCAGCATGAAATGTTAGGCGTAAGCCGCCCCACGGGTCATGCAAATTTGGATAGAATCCAACGTCTTGAACTCAGCGTAGAGTTCAAGGCTATGCGTGGCGCAGCACGTGCAACAACCGTGTCTGATTATACAGTTTATGTCTGGGCTGAAACATACAATCTTCTGCGTGTGTATGGCGGCCGTGCTGGTCTCCTGTTTGGATATTAAGTAGGCATAGGTGCAACACTAGTATTGAATGATTTTCTAAAAAAACTCAGGCGATTCAATGATTCATGGATGTCTTTGAGCCTTTCTACACGTGGAGCACTCTCTGCCTTTTCGAGACTCTGCTTGACCTTCTCTGCCCAGTCATGTGCAGTACGTGGAACATCCCTGACTGGATCTTCCCTACCTACGACTACAACAGATTGGTCAATACCTGCTGCTGCAATAGCAGCCTGTTCATGTTCAGGACTAGGGTGAAGACGAATCCAATTTTCCTCAGGATCTACTCTCTGGCGTGACCAACGACCTTTCTGCTGTGTAAAGACCAGAGGAGCAGGCTTTACTAGTCCTTCAAAACGATTATCTACAAGCGCTTGTGCAGGCGCTACAGCTACAGGTTGTTCAGCTACTTCAATGACAGGAACAACTACAGCATCCTCCTCATCCGAATCAGACTCCGCAAAAACAGAAAACCGATTTGCCGGCGGCCGCGCAGCCGCAACCTTGCGTGAGTGCATTAATATCCTATCTAACAAATTCCTTAGCCCTTTTAACACAGTCCCAAAAAAGTGACATATCTCCTTAAGCAGAACGTCAAGTCCCCGTCATGCGCCTCGTTGTAGTCGAATCTCCAGCGAAATGCAAGAAGATTGCCGGATTTCTTGGTTCTGACTACCAAGTTGTGGCAACAATGGGTCACATCCGTGCTCTGGAAGAAGATCTAGATGCAATCGGTCTGGAGAAAGACTTTGAACTTCGCTTTCGATTTCTCAAAGAAAAGTCCAAGGCAACAAAACCCCTTCTTGAAGCTGCTGCGCACGCCGACCAAATCATCCTCGCTGCAGACGATGATCGAGAAGGCGAGGCAATTGCGTATTCCGTTGCATGTCTTCTGAAGCGTGACCCTCTCTCCTTTCCTCGTGCTGTCTTTCATGAAATCACGGAAACTGCCGTTCGCACAGCTGTCGCCGAAGCTCTGGCTGGGCGCCGCATTGATATGAACCGTGTCCACGCTCAGCAAGCCCGTGCTGTTCTTGATATGATGGTCGGTTTCACGATCTCCCCTGTTCTGTGGAAGCACGTGGCTCGTGGGCTCAGTGCCGGCCGCTGCCAAACTCCTGCCCTGCGCCTCTTGTATGATCGTGAGGCGTCGATCGGCAGCCATACAAGTCAGACCTCCTGGGGTCTCCAAGGTGCATTCCTTTCTGGCAAGACGCCCTTCAAGGCCACAATGGTGGATGAACTGGATGATCAGGA